AAGGGGGAATGGGAGAAACTATGTTCTTCCCACTCCCCTTCTTTTTATCATCATCAAAAGAAAATCCAAATAAACTCGACATCTTATATATCTTTAGAGTATTGCCTATACCCTATTTATCAGTCAATTCTTAAGTTACCTGATCCAGAGTATGCCTTCCAATATTGAACTTGTAGTTCAACAGTAAACTCTTCAATGGTATCAGTTGTATCATAAGAAAGATCAATTGGAGAAATTGCTGTTGGGAATACTCCAAAGAACTTATATGATCTTAAAACAGGAACATTCTCATTAGCATTTAAATCAGCAGCATTTGTTTCATCATAAACAGCAGTCTCAGCAGAAATACCAGGAACTCCAAGTTGATGTACCAAAGCATCTCTCTGATAAGATGAAGGAGCAGAAGTTCCTGCAGTAGAATCATGCTTTGCAATAAAACTCATCCATCTTTCAAAAGCATCTCTGACATTAAAATCAGAGTTATTAAGTACTGTAACAGTCCATGTATCGAAAGTTCTATCTCCAGCAATTTTTAAAGTTCTTCCTCTGAAAGGAACCTCAATTGGAGTAATATTAGATCCGGGTAACTGAGCACCTTTAACAAGAAAACGAATATCTTCTGTTAATCTATTTCTACCCTCAGTGGACGAAGAATCTACTGAACCACTACCACCAGAACCTCCCGATCCCGTAACATCACTTGCGGCTGCTGCGCTTGATGACTCGGCAAAATCAGTAAGATCTGATGCAGTAGGGAAGTACAATTCAACTTCAAATAAGTTAGGACGTACACCACCTGCAAATAACCTTGCTTTAAAATCATCTAGAGTTCTTTCTCTAGTTTTGATAACTTGACTGATGTTTGACATTGGTTTAACCTCGTTTTAGTTTAAAATTAGTTACCGATAGATTCGATGAATGATGCACCAGTCGCAGTAGCAACGAATGTTAAAGATATGTAATTAATTGATCTTGAAGGTTGAATGAAGATATCAGCACGGAATTCATTGCGATCAATAATGTCTGGACCATTATTACTCTCATCACAAACAATTCTAAATTGAGTAATTCCCCTCTTTGCTTGAATATCTCTAAGGAATGGATCTACAGTATTAACAAAATTAGATCTCGTTACAGAATCATTAAATTCAAATATAGATCCTCTTGAGAATCTACTAATTGCCTCTTGAACGAATAAGAATAATCTACGAACATTTATTCTACTAAATGCAGATGTTTCTTTACCTAAAGCAGTTTTATCTCCGAAAAGAATTGTTCCCTGACCTCTTGTAGTGATAATGGGATTAATTGCTGCTCCATACAATCTATCTCGTTCTAATTGAGTTGGATTATATGCAAGTTTGATGACATTATTTAAAGCCCCTCTAGTAGCACCTGCTGGTGAATACCATGGGAAGTTAATAGCATTAGTTCTTGCCATAACACCAGCAACATCACCACTGGTAGGTAAGTATACAAAGGAGTTTGTAAATCTATCAAATGTATACTTATATCCTGTATCAAATACCGCAAAACTACTATGAGTTATTCCCTCATAATAATTAATAATTTTATTAGTAATGTCAGTTGATCCAGCAGAGTTTCCAACAACGTGATCTCTATGTGGTGAGATACAAGCTATACAATCTCTTCTTTGAGATGCAATAGAAACTAGTCTATTTGCTTTTGCTTGTGATTCCTGTGCAGTTGTTGCCATAGAAGGTCCCATGATCAAGAAATCGATGGGAATTCTTTCATCAGTGAATTCAGAGTATCCTGAAACAACATTAGCTAAAGTTACATTATATCCTGGACTTGTTGTTGATCCACTGTAAGAATATCCATTATCTAAAGTATAAATTTTTCCTCCACATGCATTGAATGCAATTACATCCTCAGCATTTTGTCCAGAAGCACCTGCATTAGACCCTAAAGCAGTTAAGCTTGCAGCTCCAGCAGTAAATCCAGTTGCAGATCCAGTTTCATGAGCACCTACGTAAATATATGAAGATCCATCTCTAATATAGTCCTTATAATAAATTCCAGATCTAGATGATCTAGTGGCATTGAGTGCCTTGGATAATCCTACATGCTTCTCTAAGATAGAACCTGGAGTTCCACTAGCTTTTCCATCGTCATCTACAATAACAACATGTATTTCATCATTCCTAGTACCTCTACTTTCAGCAAATTCTGAAGTTTTTGGTTTGGGGGCAAGAGATTTCCAACTTATTGTACTATTATCTAATCCTAAATTTTGTTCATCGTACCAATTTTTAGATCCAGTTGGAGTTAAAGAACTAGTAACAGATATGTCACCAGTAAGTTGAATAAATTCGTTATCAATAGAAATAATATCATTAGTATTAATATCACTTTGAGAAACATTTAAATTGATATCTGTGACAGTATCATCTATCGATCCATTAAGTGTTCCTACAGTAGTACCAACACCTGTTGTACTATTATAAGTTAAAATAGTAACAGTGCTTCCATCAATATGAGTTGCAGTTGTTGTTCCAACTTTACCTCTATTATCTGCTGCTGCAGTTGTATCTGTTCCAATAGCAACAAAGTTGTCTCCATAAACTTCAATTGGATCAAATAGTTCGTTGTTTATTAATAGATAGTGAGAAGTAGTATTAATTCCAGTAGTATCTGCAACGAAGAATCCAGTTACAGCAGTACCAACAGATTGTCCACCTGCCTGATCTAAACTTGTTGCTCCAACACGGTTATATGCTCTTATATCCTCCCCATCGACATGTGATCCTGCAGTTGAACCAACAAAACCTCTAGTTACAGCATCAGCAGTTGTGGTTGCAGAACCTGTAGCACCACCAACTGTTAATGCAGTATTAATTTTGAATTCGTAAGGTCCTGATTCAGTATATTCTAATTTATATTCAGTTCCTGCTGCAGAAACATGAGAGACAAATTTAACAGTAATTTCTCCAGTACCAACTTCGGTAACAATACCCTTCATGTATCCATCAAGAGTTCCTACTGTTCCATCAGCAAGTGGTATTTGTGCAGTAGTTGTTTGAGTTACACCAGCACCTACTGTAATTCCAGATGTGGTAAGTCCACTAAGAATTTGATCCGCAAAAGCATCAATAGTACATACTTTAATACCATTTCCATGAGTACCAGGAGTTCTAGCAGCATAATAGTAACTGGTATCACTATAATGATTATCATTATAATCATCATAGTTTTCAATTAAAAGTGTAGTTACTGCAGATCCAACAGCAGCATTTGCATTACTTATAAGTCCACCTGAGCATCTAACAACCTCTAAGTTTCCTCCATAAGTTAAATATTGAGATGCACTTAAAAAATATTCAAACTGATTATTTTCTTTAGAAGGATTTCCAAAAATTTCTAATAATTCCTGTTCGGATGAAATTCTAGTTGATTCATTAATCGGACCCTTTTCAAAAGGACCTGCAATAGCACCAGTAATATCTAATATACCTGCGATTCCACCTTGAGTTAAATCAATTTCTTTAATCGAAACTCCAGGTGATCCTAAATTTAGAGCCATGTCTTTCCTCTTTTTATTAAAAGATTTTGTCTAAAAATATTTATCAAAACCTTGTTTTTAGAAAGTTTATTAAAATAACTCCCATGTAGAAGCAACATCACCATATTCATCAGTATACCATCGATCACCATCTTTATCAATAAAACTATTATTATCTAATCCATCAGAAATAAATCCAAAAGGTGCCATATCTTGTTCAATTTGATTCTTCTGCTCCTCATATATTTTTTTACGTACATCATTATTTGTCATTTCTTTAAAATAATCTTGAGCGACTAACCATGAAAAAATTACTAAGCACATTGCTAAGTCATCATTACAACCTTCTTCTGCTTCAAATGATCTTCCTTTTTGAATAAATGTTGTTAATTCAGAAATTATTTCATAATCATTAGTAACTAATTTATCATCCTCTATGAGAGTTTTTAAATTTGAACAACCAAGTTTTTTAACTGTAGATGTCATACGAACACCTAGTTGAGATTTTTTTCCACTAAATCCAGATCCAACAACTTGTCCTGCTCTTCCTCTCATTGCACACATCAAAATATTTTCATATTCTAAATCAAAATATAATATATTTGATACTTGATCTCCAATATCATTAACTTCCACCAACACATATGCTTGATTATAAGCCTTTGCCATTTCATGTATGATATTAGGAAATAACATTGGTTTTATTTGATTGCTTCTGTATTTTGCTACAATTTTGTAAGGAAATTCTGTAATATCAAAAACAACAAAAGCTGAATAATCATGACTTATTCCTCTAGCAACATCCACTGTAATTAAATAATTATTCTCTTCTTTAGGATTTTCATAAACATCTAATCCTTTATTTTTTCGAATTGGATCTTCATAAACCAAATTTCTTAATTTTGTGGGATTGATTAATGTATCAACTGATCCCAAAAACTCACATTCAAACTCAACCTTAAATTGTTCTTCAGAAGTGTTTGCTATTGTTTGTTTCTTCCAAGTTTCATTTCTACCTGGAACTTCTTTCCAATGAACAGCAGTTGGAACATATTCATTTTTCTTTCTTTCTGCATCATGCCACATTCGGTAGAAATGATTCATACCATGTGGGGTCGAAACTATAATGACTTTCGTGCTTTTACCAGACGAAATAGTAGGATAAACAGAGGCAAAGAACTGGTCAGCAATATGGTTAGGAATAAAGGCAAATTCGTCAAGGAAGATAATATTAAAGGACATACCCCGTACTGCAGAAGCTGACGTAGAAGCCGCAAGAACTTTTGATCCATTTTCTAACTCCAAAGAACCTTTATTCCATGATAGTATACCTTGTTGCATCCAACGAGGCAAATTTTCATAAGCAGTTTGAAATCTTGAAAGTAATTCCTTTGCAATAGCAGCTTTGTTTGCAAGAATACCAATATTTACGTTATCGTTAAAAACAGCATAATGTAATAGATAAGAAACCACAGTAGTTGATTTACCTGTCTGTCTTGGCATTAAACAAATATTAAAACGATTTTTATGGAATCGTTTTACAAGTTTTTCTTGAAACTTGTACATATTAAAAGGTACAAGTCCTTCATCAACAGAAACAATTTTTAGATAATTTCTTGCAAAATAAACTGGATCATTTTTGCATTTAATAAACTCTTGGATTTGTTCCTGAGTAAACTCAATTTTTGTATTTGCTTTTTTTAGTAACGGATTACCAAGATATACATCATCAGTCATAATTCAATTACAGTTGATTTTTAATTAGAAGTAGATCAAATGCTGCAGTAAATCTACCATTATTACTTCTAGTAGTTAGTCGTACATCAATATCTGTTTTTTCGGGCATTTCTTGTGGAAATGAAAAATTATATGCATACTCTCCACCATTACCAACTACTTCAAATGAATGTCCGACTCGGAATACTGTCGCAATAGAGTTGTATCTTACATACATGAAACCTGTAGCATCAGCACCTGCCTGTGCAGTTGCAATACCCTTATAGAGATAACCAGTATAACCTGCAGGAACAGTGTAGATAGCCATTAGAGTTTGACCTCTTCCTGCTTGAATTCTTGCTACATTAGTACCACCACGACTAATAGAGATATCACCAATGTTATCATTACCAGAAGTAACGTATGCTCTATAAACTCTCTTGAATATCTGTGTTCCCGTTCTAGTAGAAGTTCCGTTGGTAATTAACTCTTCAGTTACCAACTCATAGTTTTCATCTAGACCTTCAATCGTTACTCTGTGAGCACCGGTTCCTCCAACACCGCCACCTTTATCTTCATCATCTTCTGTTGATGTGGA